AAACCCGCACAGTAGTGCGGGTTTATTTGGTGGACCACCAGGGGTTCGAACCCTGGACACCCTGATTAAGAGTTTACTTATATAGCACCGGCAAACCCTATAAATATAGGATTTTACTGCATTATATACTTTCTCATTTATGTATATTTCTATATATTTTTTAATAAAATGATGTCAAAATGATGTCAAATATCTACATTTCAATCGCCATCAGCTGATAACTTTCATCGCTATATTCGATTTTACAAATTTCATAAACCCTTCCGTCACCGCCAGGCACATTTTTCGCCATCTCAATCACATCGACAACACTGCCGCTCTGCTGCTCATTGAGGCTCCCTATTTGTGGAAAAGCTTCAACAACAGGACAATATATTTCAAAATTCATAATAACAATCCTCCTTTACAAATTTTTAGTTTACTTAAGAATATAATAAAGAATTATTAATAATAGTGCAAGCAGAAACAAAATAAGGGCCTATCACGAAAGTACTTATAAATACTAACATGATAGGCCTTATTAATTTAATCACTCCATATGTCCGCCCTCATATGGTAGGGAGATATTGGATCACCTCCACGTTATTTGCGTAACGCACCGGCAAGAAATAATGCTACGTTGCTAATAGCCCATGTATCACGTTGCCGGCGTAACCTTTGTTCTGTCTTTCTATTATTCTTTATTTCCGCTTTCAACTCGTTCAATGATACGGAGGCTGTTTCCAATGAGCTCGCTTGCTCGGTTATTAATTCCGATGCTTTCTCTAACTCTTGCCCCTGTTTCTCGTTGATAGTTTTGAGCTCGGCTAATTCCTTGCTCCGTTCTTCGTTGATAATCTTCAATTCGTTCAATTCGGTCGCTTGCTTGGCGGTTAAGGTCTGAGCCTCGTTCAATGACAAGTTTGAGCTCTTGATTAAGGCGTCGGCTTGTATCAAGTTCCCTTTGAGTTCGTTCCAACTTGTCAATGGCACGTTGATAGTTGCCTCTTGCGGTGAAGTAGCCGTCAAATAGTTGGCATGCACCAATGAGGAGCAACACACAACCACAAATAATAATAAGCCGCTTAATAGTAATCTGAGATTTAAACGCATTGATGTAGTTCGTGATTTTCTCATACATATATAGCCCCTTTAGTTAGTCAAGATCATTCCAACGTGCGTCATATCCACGCACGTCAACGTGTACGAAGTCTTGATGGTAATAGCAACCAATTCCGTCGGCCCCACATTCTTCGGCAATTTGTGCAAGATAATCAACATCAATGCCATCGTAGGTTATGTCGGCGGCTACGCCCTGCACGTGATAAGAGTTAGGCACGCCACCTACTTCGTCGTTATGTTCTTCACAACGATAACCACTTGTAACAGTCAACGGCACGCCCAAGCGTTCACGAATTCTGTCAAGCAAGTCGACCAATCTTTTGTCAATGATATGGTCCAGTTTATTATGTCCATTTTCATCGACCTCATGACGATGGCAACTACAAGCGAATTCGCAGTCATCAAAATATGTACCGATTTTCATTATATGCACCTCCAATTAAAAATAGGGCTACATATAGTAGCCCTATATAAAAACCTTATTTCTTTAAAAGCATGTCAACTTTAGATTGAACCAAATCTAACAACCCTGTAATGGTAGTATTGCCACCGTCTCGTAGGTTCTCCAAAATGGAAAGAAATTCGACGCTAGCAAGATACAACCATACAAGATTGACTGCGAATGCGTAATTACCTGCCATGTAATCAAAACACCACGCACTAGCAGTTGCTAGGCAATATGTTAATACCTTTGTAATGAAAGGCTTACGCATATGTTTGGACGATATAAGCCCTTTTCCCCATGCAACTGGAATGGCTATGTATTTGTCAAAACCGCCGATATTCTCAGGGTTTGCCCCCATGTCAACCAACATTTGATAGCCAATCGCAGACCACTTTGTGAATAGATCTAAAAACACTAGGCAAATGAATATACCTAACACCTGTACGTGTTTTAGGCCTAACATGTATATACCGACTTCCGCAACTACCGCAAGCAAGGCTTTAATAGCGAAAGAGTCAGTAAGCATTCGCCATGCCTCGCATAGAAAATCTGTTATTACTTGCATCGTCGCTCCTTTCTCCTAAATTAAAGATGATCAACTGCACTGCCTGTGCTGATATATTTATGTTCGCTATCAGACCATTCAATTCGAGAGGATTGGAATAGAACATTATTCACACCATCTTGCAATGTGCCGATTTTAATAGGGAAACTAATATTATCACCATTAGCGAATGTAACATTTTGAGGATGTTCCACTACAATAGGAATATCGCCAATTGTATTGTTATTAGTATCTCGGAAACTTTCTTCTCTTGTTACAGGGCTTACTTTCTTGCTCGTTTTGATTAAAATGCTATCGATTTGAGTTACTAACCACTTGCCAAGTACTTTAAGACTGTTGGTTCCTGTGTAGTTTGTTACATCAATTTCTAATTTGCGACCAAACAAGGCATATCTTACATTGTTTTTCTCGAATGTATCGTCAGCGTTGGAATGAACCTCTACGCCTTTAATTTCTGCACTGCCAACTTCACGATCCGCCAAATCATAATATTTAACCAAGATATTAGCAACTCCAAATGGTGCGATAGGAACACGCATATTGTCGCTTTCAAACACACGTTTTTCGCCACCATCAACAGAAACCTTGAAGTGAGGCTCACCTCTTAAATCGATGAACTCTTGACCTACTAAAGGTTGAATATATTCGATTGGTTTGTAAGCAACTTGAATTGTATCGCCTAAAAGTTCTACTAATTTAGCTAATACTGTATCTACGCTTGCGTCAGGCAAGTATACATTTTTATTTTTCAAAAGTTCTGATGCTCGTTCAGCACTGCCCGGATCACCTTTAGGGCCTTTAAGTGCTGCTAACTGTTCTGGAGTAAAGTCATTGTAAGTAAATGCTTTACCAGTTTTACCGGGATCACCTGCGTCACCTTTAGGGCCTCTTAAACCCTCGAATAAAGGTAAAATAGTGTCTTTGTCGAATTTTAAAGTTAAAGTGTTATCTGCCATGATTAATATCTCCTCTGATTAATGCATTGAAATGTCTTGAATAAATGTAATTTTGCCATAGCCAAGTTTGATATGATCGCTCTCATTATAAATAAATGCGTCATATACAAAGTCTTTAGTCTGTAGCTGTTTCTTCGCTGATACATCGCCAGCGAGCGAGAATGTAACGCTCTTTTCTTCGACTGTTGCATTCAGCTCAAATATAACTGCCTCATTCGGCCTTTTGCGTATCTTACATACGCCTGTATAGCCTGTGAGGTTTAAGTCGCTACCCTCTGGCACTTGATATGTAAAATTGAAATCATGTCCAGAGTGTAGCGTGAAATCGTGTTTTACCATAAGCAACCCCCTTTGTGAATTAAAACTATCGCCTAATCGCTATACACAACACAAATAAAGTGCCGATACCTGTAGTAACTAACCTACCATAATTAGTATCTCCGCCGGTAATAGAGGCAGAATATGCTGCACACTTATCATCGTGATCGATACCGGCATTCACTCCATGATCATAGCTTTTGTGTGAGATAAATTTGGAGAATTGAATTTTCAAATTAGTAGGCCTATAGTTATAGCGGTTTTCTTCTCGTTTTAATTCTTCTCTTGAAACGGCCCTTTGCTCCACGTTGTAACCTACAGGAATAAACGTGCAATCCGCTCGGTTATATCCTTTTGGAACAGGGCAATAATCACCATGTCGCACTTGGAAAACTTGAATATCGAGATTCTTAACCTCGAAACCGGCTTGATAAATTGATTTTGCATCTATTCTCGAACCGGTGATATTAGCACCCTTAATATTGCCGTTGCGATCTATCTCGAATGTACTAGTACTGTTTTTGAATGTGCCGCCTGTAATAGAGCCACCTCTTAAATCACCAATATTTGCAGAAATGGCTGCTAAGTTATCAACACTGATTTTGTCAGCAGAAATCGCCTTTGCCTGTATCATTCTACGAGCGATTACATTATCGTCAAATACGGTTTGTCCTGTAACGTGTAATAGTTTACCGTCAATCTTAGTACCGGCTGGCGTAAGATTAATACGGCTTACAATTTCACGTCCGTCAAGGCTATTAATAGCTTGCGATACCTTTAATTCAAGCCCCTTAGATATTTGAGTTATTTGCGTTGCTGTGTTTGTATTTAGATCAGCAACAGTGCGTTGAAACGCTTTAGCTTGGTCGACTAATTTACTATTAAAGCCATTTACATCGGTTTTTACTGTACCGACTTCAGATTTTAAAGCCTTAACGGCCTTATCCATATCGGCTATACCTAATGCCTCCATATCAAGTAATTTACTGTCTATTTTAGCTTTAACAGTAGCAGATATGGCGTCAGTCCTTGGCCCCTCACCAAAGATATCGACATAAGCCACTTTAACGGAATATATTCCGGCCTCTAAAGGAATGTTCATTACATTAGTCGATGTGAAATATACAGTATTATCAACGTAGACATTAGCCCCCTTGCAACCAACTGGGATGGATTGGAATATAACCCCTACGCCATTTAGATTGCCACTAACTTTAACGTTAGTCGGTTTAGGTGGAGCAGGTACGTTATAAGTCAACTCGGCAGGTGCACCATAGCCTTTTGATGGGTTATGTGCGTACAGATACACTTTGCCAGTACGTTCACGCAGCATACCACTATAAGTAGTATTATTGCTTTTACCTATCAAGCCATCGTTCTGCCCTGTCCTTGTATCAAGTCGCAACTCATAGAAATCTATGTCAGCGTTACGAACTTCAAGCCAGTTGAAATTGGCTTTATCACTGAATGTAATAGAAAACCCTTGCGGAGCATTCGGAACTTCCGTTTTCATGGCAACAGTAATGGACTTTGTAACCCCTTGTGAAGTATTTCCATGTACGTCCTTAACAATAGCTTTTACTTCGTAAGTATGTCCAAGCTCGCAACCACTAATAGAGATTTGACCGTTACCATTACCGCCATACTTCCAAGCTGCATTGCCCTCACGATACCATAGCTCGACTGTATCAAAGCTATTAATTTGAGGTGTATCAAACTGAGCTACCACATCAAAGGACAATACCCCATTGCCTATTTTGTAGTACTTAGTAAATAACGTTAAATTATTCACTTCTGGGATATAATAAGGCACAATCTTATACTGATATTCCCTTACCTCATCTAACCCCTGTTCGTTACTGCCAAATACATTTAACGAAGTGAACTTGAGATATACCGTCTTGTTAATATCCTCTTTTCTGTAAGGGTAATGGAATAAAGCCTCGTCAACTCTGACAAACCTTTCATTTGCACCATGATTAATAGCCTTAGTTCCATATTGGCCACGAACTAAACCTCGCAACGTATACCAATTATCCGGATGAGTTTCTACAGTTTCATAGCTCAATGCCTCGCCATTTATCCAACATAAGGTGTTGGCACGTTCAGCATCGACATGGGTTCCGCTTTTCAACACGCCTTGATTGAGTATAACGTTACAGAAATTGCCATTTTGAGCAAAGCCGTATTTTAATTTACCCATTCTAGCTTGTTGCGTTATAGATCCTATACGTCGATAGTTTTCGCCATTATCAGATACCCATACGGAGCAACCACCCCAACCGCTCGGAGCATTAACCCCAACGAATATCTGATTGCCACCTACATCGCCAACCGTCTGAAATATAGCAACATCATTTACGCTTGGTGCAGTTTGATTGTAATCAATAAACGGTCGCTCGTTCTCATGCACGTTGTATTTAGCCGGAGCATACGTGCCGGGCGGTTTACCCTCAGCAGTTATTTCTAACTGTCCGTCTGCTGCCTCAGATACAGAAGTTATAACGACTATCTGTTTATTTAGGCCACATAATTCGTCAGTAAGTGTAACAAGGTCGCCCGGTTCTAACCTACAGAAAGCCCAGTCAAGACAGAACGTATACTGATTTTTAGCATATAGCCGTTTCATAGCTAATTGCTCGGCGTAGTATTGAGCCCTCGCCTTAGTATACAGATAATGTGCAGACTTCTTGGAGGCTGGCTTTAAACCATTCTTTTGCACATCGGCTACAATCTCAAAAGCGACTGTCTCTTTCTCATAACCGTTCGCACGATTAATAAATTCAACAGTCGCTTGATTATAACTTTCTGAACTGTCCTTTCTCTTATACACAACTAACTGCCCATCGCTAGCCGGAATAAGATCATCAGCATTTAAGTTATATTGAATTTGATTGTATGGACTCCATGTGCCAATAGGTTTATCGGCTAATGGTACAATTTTAAGCCGGTCTGTAGACCAAAAGACCAAACTATTTGTAATTTCAGCTATATCGTTAATTACAGTTTGAGCCTTTGAACTTCTACTATCCGGAGGTGTACTAATAAGAATATCTGCTGCCTTGCAATATTCCCTGTAGTGTTCTAAGCCGTCAATATTAACATCGTCAATGCCTATGGACTTTAACACATGTACAATATAATCGGCTGGGTTGACGTCTACACCATCGCCAGTTTCTAAGAGTTTGCCTTTTATTTCAAAGTTGTATTGCGGTAAACTTCCTCGCTCGCCTAAATCGACTACGCCTGCCATATAAGCTAGACCACTATAAGGCAACGCCTTTTCCGGATGCTTAGAGATTACGTAAGGCCATGGAGCCTGTCCATAATCGCCTTTATAAGCAGTAAGCTCAATCTTTTCATTCGGATAGTCATATATTTCCTTATCTCGCCATACTTTGCCTATACCTTGTATAGGGCCCTCACATAAGCCAATCGCACATGCCACTGTATATGTGTAGGTTATTTCAGTATGCTTTGAGCCACCACCCTTGCCAGTTCGTGTAGTGGTTTTGTGCTCATGAGGGGTAAAATCATCGTAATAAATAATATTGCCACTTAATCGTGTAGTGCCAAGTACTTCTGGAACTACTTCACCATAAGAGGCGGTATTTATCATGAAGTCGGAAATCATATCAGCACGATTGGTCGTATTCCGTCCTCTAAATAGAAAACCCATTATTTACCCCCTTTCCTAAATCTATAAACTGCACGTAAGCGACTTTTGCCCTTTGCGTCATAGAATAATACATCGTCGATAGATGAATAGATAACGCCTAGATCAACAAATGCATGCACGACTAAATTATTGCCAACGTAGATTGCACCATGAGAAATGCAACGCCCATATTGGTATAACAAGAAATCACCTATACGAATATCATCAATAGGAACCTCGTCAGCTACTTTTTGAACGTACTTTAGGTACTTTTCTTCGCTACGATGTAAATGCCATTCGTTAGAATAATTTTCTATTTCTAGCTCATCACGTTTCATTAGGCCACTATCAACTACTGCAGCAACTAACAAATAGGAGCAATCGACGCCAACACCATGAACCATAGTATTGTTTTGATACGGTGTGCCTATCCACTTTTTTGCAGCATCGGCAATCATTTCACCTGTTGTCAATTTCATCGTATCGTCTCCTTTAACGGAACATAAGGCGTTGCCCTGTTCCTACTAAAATTATTGAACTTAGCCTTGCAAGTTGCAGGTGTTTTATCGCACCCCGGATAGATATATGCCACATCGCCTACATTAGGTGTTGTATTCGTAGCACTCATATAAATAATTGAGTTCGTAGCACTATCCATAATTTGAGTTGCTTGCCCTGAAAGAGGTCCGCTTATCCATTCCATACCACCGGCAGTATAAAAGCCGTTTTCAAACGAAGTATCGACTTGCACGTTATTAGTACCTATTACAGAGGTAACAGTAACACGCTTACGATATTTGGTAATATCAACGCCACATTCTTTTGAATATACAGAATAAGGACATTGCGGATAGTATCGTCTATTCGGATATTCAATGTTAAGCCTTTGGACTACTGATTTTGCATTTATCTTCAATGCAAAGCCACCGCCTTGACTAACCTCACAAATACCCTTGAATAGATCAATACATTCGATTACATTCCCTTTATCGTCAAAGAATGCACGTCTCAAATTCAACGTAGCACCGTCTAAGCCACCATTATGAGCAACAGTCAGAACAGGAACACCACCAATTTGGTCCGACTGATTAGCAGTTATTGTAACGTTCAACTTATCAACACTAACAGTACTGGTTGTAGAAATCTTTTCACGCACAATAATTGGCCCATCGCCCTTGTATGTGTTTCCTCCATAACTAACATCAATGTCAGTATCGGCCCAGTAGTAAGAAATGCCACTTTTAAGCCTTAACTCGTACAAGTCGCAAGATACAAATGTCTGTGAGTTGCTTAAATGAACGCTTAAAGCCTCGCTAACTTGTTTCATTTATAATCACCTCACCGTAACCAATTTAAACGATTTGGACTTAAATACGTTTTTAAAAACGGCCTCGTCCGTATAATCACCACTGAACATAACTTTCCAATAGTAAGTGTAATCAGCGGTAATAATAGCGGTAGGAGATACCCTAACACCTGCAGCCAATCTTATAACGCCTTTATCTGATACGGCATTAACTTGCGTACCATTAGCATATAATTTTAGGTTCTCAATATATGCTACTGGCTCCCTAAAATCACCATATAAGCGAACTGCTTGCCATTCAGATTGTGCACCAGTTCCAAGCCTTACGCCTTTCTCCTCATGGTCCTCTGGATCTAACCATAAGAACGGAATAGTACCACCCTTTACAGATGCATAAAAGCCCATTAGACGCTTATGTCCTTCTGGGCTTAGTACTGCAAATTCTGTTGTAATGGTATATTGAGGATATTGCCAAGTCGTCATGGTTCGTACTCGACCACTGCCAGTACGTTTAATCTTAGTATCCCATTTTTGAGCCTTTGTAGACTTCCACGCAAGGGTTCTAATATCCGGAAATTTCAATAAATCTGCCATTACCATGTACCCTCCGTAGCTACAAATTCCCTATTTTGATTAACTAAAAATTGTCGTAAAGAACGACCTGCCGAATTCTCTAACCAATCACCAAACGAATTGGCGTCCATAGCAGATACGTTGAACGTAATGCCACCAGTAGCACCACCACCGGCACGTGCTATGCCTGCACCCATTTCGTCGTATGTGCTTTCACTTAAAGGTAATACGGCCTCTTTATATTTACCCTCGCCAATCTCAGCATAAGTTGAGCCATAGGCCACACCACCGTTTGCCATTTTAGGTAAGTCTAATTTTGCGGATCCTAACGATGCAAAACTTGTTGCACCATTAGCAAGTGAAAGCCCTGCTCCTGCGGTAGTATTGGCAGTCCACGCAGCCATGCCAGCTGCAGCACTAGCACCAAATGTTGCCATACTAACTTGTTGAGCCAATGCAGACCACGCCGGATATTGAGCGTTAGCCGCAGCAATACTGGTTGTAGTTTCCTGACTTTGTATTAATTTACTAAATACGGCTTTTTTAACCATAGCCGCTATCCAACTTGCAATAAAATCTGCAATAGTCTTTAAAATAGCTTTACCAATATTTTGAATGGCAGTCATTAAAGAGGTAGTGCCTTGAATAAGACCTGAAATGCCACTCTGCATACTATCTATACCGGCGTTTAAAGCGTCAATTAATAGTTGCTGTCCATTCCAATGAGCATCGATTGCGGCTTGTTTCCACTCCTCGAGGAGCTGGTTTTTGGAGTCGTAGTGTTGTTTCTCTGCAATATATTCATCATTCAATGCAGCTTGTAACGCATCGAAGTTCTGAGTTCGCATAGCCTCATCAATCGCATATTTCTCGTTTACCAAGTCAGTATGTTGTTGTAATGCCTTTTTGGCATATTCTTCTTGTGCTGCTAACAACTCCTCGTTTTTCATTTTTTCATAGGAGATTTGTCCGTCAGCACTCATTTCGAATTCAATGCCTCTTTGTTTTAACAGATCAATATGATGTTGTTGCTCCATTTTGTCCATTTTCATGAACTTATCGACCATGTCTGCATAACGGTCCTCAATTTCATCTATGGCATTTTCATAATCATTTTTTAACTGCACGGCAGGAGATACATTACCTGTACTATCTTTACTAGCGGTTTTAAATGCAAAATCTTGTTGCATATCACGAATACCAGTTTCAATGGCACGTAGTTTTGTCATTTCTTCCTGTTTCGCCTTGATACGCTTTTCTGCATAAACTTCATCGAGTAATTTCAAGTCCTCGTGATAGTTTTCATTAGCGGTTTTCGATTTTTCAAGTTCTTCTCGCTCCCTTTTGTATTGAAGTTCGATTAACTCTACTTGGTTGCCTTGCATTTCTAAGAATGACTGCAAGATTTTTTCGTGAATTTGTTTAGCCTCTTTTGCTAGATCTTCACCCTTGCCACCTTTACCACCTCCACCGCCTTTGCCACCGGAGCCACCGCCAGAAGTGTCGCCACCTCCACCGCCTCCAACATTAAGGTCGCCACCTCCACCGGATAAGCCTGAGGTGATTTGCCCCATAATATCACCGGCAGTATTGACGATACTTTGTGCAGTATCAGCCGAAATGGTGTCTACTTGTTGAATAGCAGTAAACGTGCCACCGAAGAACTTCGCAACCTTATCGCCTACGCTATTAAGTTTAGCGATTAACCAATTAAGAGCCTCAATAATCTTATTAACGCCCCAAACGGCTGTATGTACGATAGTTGAAAATACTTCGCTTAGCGTTTCACTAAAACCACCTGCCGCAGCCCTAGAAAGACCAAATACAGCGACAAGCGTCATTAATGCACCTACAAATATAGGGATAGGGTTTGCCATCATGATTGCGTTAAGTATTGCTGTAGCACCACTCAATGCAAGTGTAGCCACCTTTGCCACACCCATCGCAACCGCACTGGCAATATTCGCAGTCCTAATAGCCATAATTACGGCTTGTGTAGTCATTGCGATAGCCCTAAAAGCACCAAACGCAAGACCTACCGCACCAATAGCACCGCCCAAGATTACGCTTGCAGCAGTAACCAAAGTTGTGCGAACAGTCAATAATGCAAGCATTGTATTATGACTCGCTATAATGGCCTTTTGTGCTAAAAACGCAGCACTCACACCAATAATAGCGGCAGTAATCAAAGGCATTGACGTTACAAACAACTGTACAAAGCTAGATACGATATTTTTAATGGTGGTGATAACCACGCTTAGGCCACTAAAAGCCCCTTTAATAATTGCTATAGACACTTGTGCAGCTGCAGCTACTACTTTAAAAGAAAACGCCAATTCATTTAACACGCTCATAAATGCATCGGAGCTTGTCATATTGCCCAGTTCCTCCATTACTGGTTGGAACGCAGCAATAAGATCATTCTGCAATTTAGTTCCTATATCTTGGAATGTCATAGGAATTTCTGCGAATTTTGCATTTGTTTCTTCTGCACTTGCAAATAAGGCGTTCTTAATAATGTCAGCAGTAATAAGACCTTGCGAGCTCATTTCTTTTAATTGCCCTACAGATAGCCCCATTTCTTGTGCTATACTTTGTGCCAACATCGGAGCATTTTCCATAATGGAACGGAATTCGTCGCCCTGTAGCTTACCTGCTGCCATAGCTTGTGTTAATTGGTACATAGCGGATGTAGTTTCTTGTACACCTGCACCGGCAATTTTAAATTGCTTATTAAGTTGTTCAACAAAATAAATGGCCTCATCGTTGGAGGTGAAAGCGTCTTTTGCTAACAAATTTAGTTTTGCAACGCTATCCGCCATATCTAAAAAGCTACCACGTGAACGATTGGCGGCAGAGAATACCTTATCCATAATTTCGGCAGTACTTTGACTGCCATCATTGATAAGATCAATACGAGCCCTCAATTGCGTTAATTGGTCCGTTGTCTTAACTGCACTAACGGCCATATCTTTTAACGCCCTACCGGCTGCCTCAATGCCCATCGCAGCACCAGCGAATGCAGCACCAGACTTTGCAGCGTTCATAAGTCCCGGAATCTCAACCCCAAAGACCTTTTGAGCTTTATTTCTTACGCTATCAAGCGAATTAGAAATGCTTTTGCCTAGTGCTTGCTCGGCTTTCCTTGCTACTCTATCAAGTGCCTGTTCAGCACCATTAGACGAGCCAACAATTTTGACATTAATTTGACTTTCGGCCATATGCTATATCTCACCTCCCTCTTGTCTAAATTCTTCCATGAATAACTTTTCTTCGTTTTTGCGTTTAGCTAATGTCATTGGATGTAGTTGTTTCATAATATCTTCAACAGTCAATTTTCGTTTGCCTGCGATATGAACATTTGTCATTAGGCATGCAAAATACGCTTGCTTACGGTCCTCTATTTCCGTTCTTAACTCATAACCCTCGGCAAGTTTGTAATATTCCATAGGGCTTAAATTCATGAATTCCCACGGCTTTAGATTGAGCGGACCATAGGCCATGCGTTCCGCCTTAGTTATCCATACTTTAAAAGAGGGGGCGGTGTCGCCCCCTCTTAGTTTTTTGTTTCGTTTTCAGCCTCGACCTCGGAGCGTGCTTGCTCATCGGCCTCATCTGGGAATAATGCGTAATATGCAGCCTTACCAAATACACCACTGCCAATAAGGGCTTGTACAATCAACTGTACAAGGTCGGCATATTGGACTGTGCCCTCATCAAAGAGTTCTTGTAATTTATCTTGGTAATAGATGTAATCACGCTTTTTGCCGTGGTGTTTCATTCCTACGACCAATGCAGTAATAAGCTGATTAAATGTCATTGTGCCATTTTGTACCGCTTTAAAAATAGGCTCACCCCATAGCTGTTCCAACTCAGCAATACGACCAATGTTGAAATAGATAGTTTCGCCCATAGCGAATAGATCACAATTAATTTTTTTCATGTTAAAACACGCTCCTTACAAATAGTTAATTAGGGTTTTTTCAATTCAGACAATGGACCTGCACCATTCAATGTACCTTTATATGTAGCCACATCATCATGCGGAGTACTTAAGGACAATTCTGTAATAGATGCATAGCCAGTCATGTAAGATTTGTCTGGGTATTCGAATTTTAAATGAACTTTTTCATCGTTTAAGAATGCTTTTTCAAGCAATGTCAAACTTTCTTCGTTTGGCATTAAAAGCGTTTCAAGGTCGATAGACCATTCTTTCATACCCGGAATAGTAACTTTCCAACCGCCACTGTCTTTACTAGATGCGTCGATAGAGTCAGCCTTACGAGATACATCGCCACTACGTTGACCGCCCAAGATAAGCCATTCAGCATTCGTAGTTTCGTCAGTGCCTACATTTAAGTAAATAAGATAATTCTTGCCGGCTGTAGGCATTGCGGTTTGAGCCGGTTTGTATAATTTTTTTGGTGTTGCAGCTGGTGCCATTAGAAAATACCTCCGTTAGTTTTCTCTTTTAAATCAATAAGGCGAACCATAAAGCGATATTGTGTACCAACTAAAGGTCGTACACTATCATGGTCGCCAACTTTACTTGTACACACTAAATCTATAATCTGATAGCCAGTGTTCTGTAATATACATGCAGTTTCGTCTAATTCACCACAACGTTTGCGTAGATCATTAATAATTGCCTCGAACCTATCTTCCAAGTTAGCTATTAATTCATAGCCTACTTCTAAATCTGGGTTATCGTTCCTACCCCAAACCTCGATATATAGTTCTTGCTCCAATTCAGATTGAATGGAATTATCACCCCTCGTAGTTTCCCCACGAATAACCATAATAACGCCATTCTCATCGACTTTCGCTGCTTGTGGTCGCATAGCACCTAGCATGACATTAAATGCAGCACCGCTATTGTCGATAGTAGATTTAATATGTTGCATTAATTCTAGCCACATATTACCCCCTATAGATTTCAACAGAACGATATCCTTTGTATTCTGTAGGGTTACCTGTAAGCTGCCCTGGTGTTATTCGCGATTCCAATAATTTAATACGAGCTTCATAGTATTCTAATTTTTTAGAATAAAAGTCATCCGTCGAACCATTACTAGTATAACTTCCTGGCAAAGCATACGATTTATTAACGCAGACTTCTCGATAGATATATGCAAGGACTAATTCATCGATAGTAAAACTACGTATAACTTTATCCTTTGACACACCTAATCTATCCGCAAGTACATATAGCCATTGTTCTGCTTTGGATACAGCGGCCTCTGTTACCTCTTGCGTTAGCAATTCATCCCCTAATAGGCCGGCTATATCTTCAAAATTATATAGCATACAGTACTCCTTATATTTCAAAACTTAGCGTAATCTCATCTTTTACTAGCACTTGTGCCACATCATCTAGTGCAATATCAGTATATCTGGAAAAAATACTAGTAATATTTGAGACATTATTTTGCAACGCTTCATACAAAAATGGATCTGGGGCAGTCCCAGGGTGAACCACTTTCCTAGCAAATATAAACCCATTACCGCCTTGTGGTACGAATCTCAATATCTTCTTAAAATGCGGCCGAATTACATGTGCTGGTGTCCCTGCATGTACAAAAGGGCCGTATTTAGCGACATCACTATCAATAAATACAACCCCTTGCATTCCACTATTAGAAATTCGATAATCAACAGCCTTTTCTAGATTCCCTGTTCTCGAGGTAAATCTATGTTTCTCCTGTGCAGTATCTCGAACTTCAATAGTACTCGCTTTTACTGCCTGACAAATACGCTTGTTGAAAATATCCTGGCTATTCACCGGTGCTTATTTTTTTACTACCACCTTTACTGCCTTTTGTAGGCTTTTCAGGTGGTTCAGTATCTGCAGGTGGTTCAGTATCTGCAGGTGGTTCAGTATCTGCTGTTACGATTTCGTATCCATGGTCCGCAAACCACGCAATATGATTAGCATCTTCAGTAAATCCTTCACCATTAACAAAAGGAACATTGCCAGTTTGTCCTGTATAATCAGGCACTGGAGATTTTATAATCGGCATATTCGGCCTCCTTATTTAACTTTAATTTTGCGGAATACACCTGCAGCTTTAGATGCTTTTAATGCAACCGCGGCAACCATTTCGACCTCGCCTTTCTTTACAGCTCCGGAAGAGGTGAAGTCAGGGAGCCATAAGTTAACCACATTATCGCCCGCAAGAGATACGCCGTGGAAACCATCGAGGCCAAGGCGTGCGACATATAAAGAAGTTTCACCTTGACCATTAATACCTACTACAGGATCATTGCTACCAGCTTTGGTGCCAAGGTCAACTAATGGTGTAATGCCGTAATATTCAACTTGTTGTCCGAATTCATTTAATTGAGTAGAGTACATCGCAGAACGTCTAGCTACTGCTCGAATTTTAGCAATCAATTTAGAGTTGCCCATAATGGCAGATGGCGCACCATCCAAGCCTAAAAGGAATTCATCGAGTTGGTCTAAGAATGTCTTGTAGTTTGCATCAATAGCACCACTATCAGACAAATCGATAGCTGCTGTAGGTGTATATTCAGTAGAAGAACCTAAAAGCGCCTTGTCTAAACCATCAAATGCTTTAGCGTTGGTACCTGTGTCGCCATTAATAACTGTGTCATTAAACAATGCAGTTGCAGCCTTGACCTTTTGCTCGATTTGTAATGTTACTTCATCAACAATACCGCCCATTTTAGCGATTACACGGTCGATTTCAAAGGATCCGCCAAATACTTTCAAATCAACAGTATGACGTTTACGAGTTACACTTTGAGGTGTGTATTCAGCATTAATATCACGGAAATCTGCAGTTGGTTGTGTTAATAATCGAGTATAACCATAGGTTAAAGTACCGCCACCGCCAGTAGGAGATACAGCATCATCAAATGTTAAGTTTTCAAATAAAAAAGACGATTTACGGAATTCATCAATAACTCCCATTTGTAAATCGTCTTGTACGTTAAGTTTTGCTTCAGCTAATGTAATTGGCATTAGTTTATTCCTCCGTTATTAGAATTTATAAAATTTATTGGGTTTCAATAGCAGCCGCTACGGCCCCTTTTAAACCTACTGGCTTATTACCGCCAGAATTGTTGCTTCCTGCACCGCTTGTGCCTGAACCACTTCCGCGTTTTTGTACATCTTTAATTGCATAATCTTTACCTTTTAGCCATTCATCTACGCAATCGTCAACAGTTCCGCTAGTACCATCAGGCTTAATATATCCATAAGTACCATCTTCGTTGACTTTGATGTTACCAACAATCAGCTTTGAAAATTCTTTAGGATCCATAGCGTTACGCTTCGTCAAAGAATCAACCACGGCAGCAGAAATTTCAGACTGTACACGTTGTGTATCAGCATTTTCTCTTGCTTTACGCTCGGCCTCTACAGAATCCTCCAGGGTTTTAATTCGTTGCTGCATAGCTACAATACCTGCATCATCTTTAATCCCTGTAGAGGTGATTTTTTCTAGCTTGCCTTGCGCATCAGCAAGCTCACGGTCGGCGATTTCTTTTGCCGCTTTTGCTGCTTTCGCCTCATCATTCTTGGCATTAAATTGACTCTTGGAAACATAGTTTTCACCATAATCCTTAGTCACTGCCTCTGCTTGTTCCTCCGTTAACCCTAACTTAATTAGTTCCTCTTTTGTCATCTGTATGACCTCCTGTAAAATAAGCTTTCCCTCTTCGCTTTATTTTCGTGAGCCACACCTCACGACCGCGGTCTTGTTCTTTTACGCCTGCAATACTAAAAAGGCAAATAAAAAAGCACCTGCATAAGCAAGTGCTTGATTGATTAAATTAAGTTTTAAATTTCTCGTATTTCTACGATTTCACTGGCATACAATTCATATTCGCCAACATCTATAGACGCTTCGTCTGGCTCATTATTTACGCTAGATGTATAACCCAATAATTTGCCTTTCATAGTATCTCCATCAACGAATATGACTTCAATATTTTCTGACTTGATTTCATCGTATCGTCTACGCAATTCTTTTTCTGTCATTTTCGTTCACTTCCCTTCGGTACTATATGAATGCCTTTATTAGATACATGCACAGTCGCAAAGCTAGTACTCCGTTTCGCTCCTGTCTCTTCATGTACATCATACCCAATATGTGGGTATATATCAACTAGTATTTTATAGTTCCAATCGCCATTACGTGTAAACCCTATTCCTCCATTATTCGCTCCAACTCTTATTGCCTTCAATACATCAGAATGTGATGGTTCGACATCGTAATAGCTTTTATTTTTTGAGGCATCATATAGCTTACCATCTTTTACATGCATGCTCTGCCGAGCTACATATGATTTATTAAAATATGGAGAATTAATATAGTCTATAATGCGAGCTTTGACATCTTCTTTAATTTCGCCATCTTTCCGTTTTGAGATTTCTTCGACACGAACTTTACCATCTTTTATGTAGTCTTTTAGACTCTCAATCACCGGGAGTCTGCGTTTAAAAACATCTCCACTCCACCCCCTAGCTTTTTCAGTCCACGATATATGCCCATTCATTACTAAGTTGCGTCCATTTACCCCTAATATTTGTTCTTGTTCGGTTTTATTCAACGTCTTTAAATATGACAATCCACCGGCTTCTACATTAGGCTTTGCAACAGTATTATTAATCATGCCATCGATAACTGGCATAATGCGACAAAGGCAATGTGGATGTGCTGGCAAATGTGGGAACTTATCCTTTGGATACACTCCACGGCCTAACCCATATAAATCTGCGTTAGCATATACATCGCAAATATCGACAATAGGGTGACTCGAACTCATTCGCCACCGAAAGGCTATCACATCAGGATCATCTAAATGTCTTGCAATTTCCCCCTCAGCATATGCCCTCGCTCGTTCTGTCCGCGCAATGCGCTCTGCATGATATCTTGCCTTTTCTTGAGTTGCAACGTACACCGCACGATTAACGGCTGCGGCATTTCCTTTTTCTATTGCTTCTATCAATTCAGTATAGGCAGCACGCATACCAGGCGTAGTGCGTTGTTCTATCAGACTTCTAACACGTCGAAGTTGATACTTAACAGCTTTTCGTTCTGCTTCATTAGTAGGCAATGTAATATTTAGGCCATTAATCCGTTTTAAAAATTTAGGTAATTCGGCTTTATCAATAACCGTATCAGTCCCATAGCCATCAAATAATGCTCGTGCGGTCTCAATCGTACTATTTCCTTTAGACATAGCATCTTGAATCGTAGTAATAACTTCACGTTTTACGATACCTGATGCATTATGTAGCCTATCAGATAAGTTTAATCCATCAGGTGCCCATGCATTTTGC